CATACTCTGCTACTGGCGGTGCTGGAGTTTTATTCGGAGCTGCTAGTGTAAATGGATTAGCTACAGTAATTGCTAATGGTGGCTATTTATTAAACGGTGCTGCTGCTGTTGATGCGTTAGCTACGGTATCTGCTTCAGGTATTCTTATACAGAATGGTGCTGCTTCCATACTTGGAATAGCTACTGTAACTGCAAACGGTGGATTAGTAATTAACGCAGTAGCTTCTGTGGTTGGCAATGCCACAGTAACTGCTGATGGAAGTCGTATTACATTTGCCTCTGGCTCTATTGATGGAACTGTAACTGTTACAGCAGACGGCATTAGGATACAGACCGCAATAGCTGACATATTAGGTCAGGCTACTGTGACTGCATTAGGTGGTGTTGAGTATAGTGCTGACGCTTCTGTAGTTGGTAATGCTGAGGTTGTATGTATGCCAATAATGATATGGAATGGCATCTCTAGTGTATTGGTTAACGCTACTTTGATTGCTGACGGTAGAGTTATTGGCGATGAATGGGATCAGGTTACTGAGGGTACTAATACTTGGAATTTAGTATCTGGCGGCTCAAATATATGGACTGAAGTACCTAGTGAATCTAATACTTGGACAAGGCAATAAAGATGGCTAAACAACGCATAATATTCGGTGAATGGCTACCAGATCAGCCTGGCGTTACTGGTGCTTTATCGGATGCGGTTAATTGTTATCCTGTTACTAATGGATACGCTCCTGTATTATCTGAAGCTGATTATTCTAATGCTGCTGCTGCTAATTTGTTGGTATCTTTTGCAGGTAAATATAACGGAACAGTCTCATTATTTGGTGGTTCTGCGAGCAATTTATATAGATATACTCCTGGAAGTCGTGCTATGACTGCATTAACCACTACTGGTTATAGTGCGATTGAGTATTGGGATGCTGTTCAATATGGCGCAAAAATAATTGCTGCTAATGGATCAAATAAATTACAAGCATACACGTTAAATAGTGGTACTTATTTTGCAGACTTAGCTGCTGCTGCTCCTGCTGCTAAATACGTTACAGTAGTTAAGGACTTTGTTGTAGCTGCTAACGTAACTGGTGAAGAAAATAAAGTTTACTGGTCTGATATTAACGATGAAACAGATTGGACTCCTGGTGCTGCTAGTCAGTCTGACTCTCAAGTGATACCAGATGGTGGTGACATCACAGGTTTATCTGGTGGTGAGTTTGGATTAGTATTTTTAGAACGTGCAATCTACCGCATGACATACGCAGGTAGTCCGTATTTTTTCCAATTTGATAATATTTCAAGAACTTTGGGATGTATTTCATCTGGCTCCATAATAAATTACGGTGGGATCACATATTTCTTATCAGATGATGGTTTTTATTTGTGTGACGGACAATCTGTTAAGCCAATTGGTATCGAGAGAATAGATCGTTGGTTTTTTAGCAAATTAGATGCTGCAAATCTAAAAAATGGCATATCTTCTGCTGTAGATGCTGAGAAACGAATAATAATTTGGTTATTTCCTAACCAATCTGGCGGTAAAAACTTACTTTTTTATAACATCAATCTAAACAAATGGTCTTATGCTGAGACTACTGCTACTAGTGTCTCTTACGCAATGACTCCATCAGTTACGCTAGAAGATTTAGATAACTTCAGTGCGAGTATTGATGCACTAACGATCTCTCTTGATGATAGACAGTGGACAGGCGGTCAATTACTGTTAGCAGGTACTCAAGGAGCTAAGATTATTACGTTTAGCGGTGCTTATAAACAGGCTGCACTAACGTCTGGCGATATAGATATGGGTCGATCTGTAGTCACATTGGCTCGTCCTATTGTGGATGATGGTAGCGGCTCTGTAGCAGTAGCAAGTCGTGAGTTATTGGATGATGCTATAACGTTTGGAGATGCCTCTGTGGCTGATTCAGAGGGTCGCTGTGGGCTTCGTTCTGCTGGTAGGTATCACAGGGTCAAAACTAGTCCTAGTGGCGTATGGAGAACAATTGTAGGAGTTGAGGTTGATATTAGTGGACAGGGTTCTCGATGACTAGGACTGTTCAATTTCAGACTCTACCGCCATTTGGTGGAGATCAACGACAAGTTGCTGATGTCGTTCGTGGTGTCATGGACGGCAAGACGAATAACACTGGTGACTTTACGTTAGCCACAGGTGGCGCAACTACTACGACAATTAATGATGCAAGAATTGGTACAAGTAGCGTTATTTTATTTAGCCCTACTAGCGCAAACCAAAAAGATTTGTACGTTAGTTCCAAAACACGAGGAAGTGCTGTAATCTCTCATGCTGCAAACTCAACATCGGGGATAACGTATGACTATATCGTGGTGGGATAATGGAATTTAGACATATACCAGTACCAGAAATACGAGGTTGGTGGGCAACTATTAAAAGCCCAATGGAAGAATTAAAAACATACAGTCCAGAAGATTGGATAGTAGAAGATGTCTATGCAGATTTAATTGCTAATAGATCGCTTCTATGGATAGTTTTGAAGGAGCAAAAGTTTTCTGGTTTCTTTATATTGCAGCCATCTGGCATACATCTACACGTTTGGGCTGCTTGGACGTTAGAAAATGATTATCAAATGGTTGAAGATGGGCTAAAATACATAAAAACAATGGCAAGTCAAGCTAATGCCAAGTTTATAACATTCTCTAGCCATCGTAGGGGTTGGCAGCGTAGGGCTAAAAAGTACGGATTTAAGCCTAAACAATGGATTTGCGAGGTCTAATATGGCAGGTGGTGGCGGAGGCAGTTCAACTCAAACAGGTATAGATCCATCACTAAAACCTTATGTTGAATTTGGTTTAAGTGAAGGTCAGAAATTATATCAAGGCGCAGGGCCACAATACTATCAAGGGCAGACTTATGTAAGCCCTTCTACCGCTACGCAAGCAGCATTACAGGCGGCTCAAGTTAGAGCTTTGTCAGGCTCACCAATTCAACAAACAGCACAGCAAGAGTATCTATCCACAATTCAAGGAAAGGGTATTAATCCATTCCTAGAGGGGGCATTAGCTGGTGCTAATCGTCAAGCTACTGAGGCTTATACTCGTGGCGTACAGGGATTGCAGTCTAAGGCTTCATCAATGGGTCGTTATGGCTCTAATGCAATGGGTCAACAGGTAGGTCAGGCTCAGGATGTATTCGGTCGTAATCTAGCGGAAACTGCTGGAAATCTAGCATATCAATCGGCTGAAGCAGAGCGTGGCAGACAAATGGCTGCTGTTGCTAATGCTCCTGTTTATGCTCAGTCTGATTACCAAGACATTCAAAGATTACTTACGGCTGGTCAAGCTGGTGAGCAATATACTCAAAATGCTCTACAGGCTGATATTAATCGTTACAACTACGAGCAACAATTGCCACAGATGAAATTACAGAATTTTGCTAACTTGTTTACCAGTGCGCCTGGTGGCAATGTATCAACTACCACACAATCAGGGGGTAAATAATGGCTGAACCAGTTACCGCAACTTTGGCTGCTGAATTAGCCGCTAATGCTGCTGCTGCGGCTGCTCCAGAGATATTAGCATCTACTGCTCCTGCTACTCTTCCAACTGCTGCTGCGGCTGTTCCTGCTGCTTCCTATGCAATACCTGGACTTGTCTCTAGTGCTACTCCTGCATTGGCTGGACAAGCTGCTATGACTGCTGGATCATCAGCAATTCCTGGTCTTGTAAGTGCTTCTCCTGCTGTGTTTACTGGAGCTAATCCTCTAGTTAATGCAATGGCTACTGGCGCAAATGGATTCCCAGTAAATGCCTCTATTGGTCAGACTATGGCAGCAGAACCATCATATTGGGATCAGTTTACTAAGTTTACGCAACAGAATCCTGTATTGGCACAAATGGGCTTTTCTACTGCTAAAGATCTAATGACTCCAGAAAGAATTAATGCTGCGCCAGCAATGATTACGCAAGGTCGTGGTCAATCTCAGCCAGTGGATTGGGCTTCTGCGATGAACCCGTATAAACAAACTATGCCGCAAAATAAACCGATTTCACTACTGTAGGTGACGCATGGCTATTCAAGATATGACACCATTTGGCACTGCTCCTGACTATTATCAGGGGCTTTTAGGTGCTGATGAAACTGCTGCCCTACAAAAAAGAGCGCAAGTACAGGGTTTATTAGGTGCAGGTTTAGCATTAGCTCAAGGCATGAGTAGATCTGGTGCGCCACGTTCAGCATTGCAAAACATTCTAGGATCTGTAGCTGGTGGATTTCAAGCTGCTGGTGGTGCTTACGAAGGTGCATTAAAAAATTTGCAAAACGAACAGCAAATTAAACAAATGCAGTTAAAGCAGCAACAAGCACAAAATCAAATAACAGGTATTGCTAATGCTAAATCTATGTATCCTGACTTAGCTCCATTGGCTGACATTGATCCTCAAGAGTTTGTTAAAGCAGTAGCAGCTAGAGAAGAAACAAAACGTGCTAGAGAGCGTATGGCTACCTACGAGCAAATTGGTGCGCCTCAAAATGTACCTTCTCAGCAGCAAGTATCTCCTGCTGTAGAAGCTCCAAGTATTCCGTTATATGGTGATATGGCTGAGATGCCACAAAACGTTATAACTCCTACGCAGCAACCACAGCAGCAATTAAGTCAGTTAGAACAGAATAAGCAACAAGCTGCAATATTCCGTCAAAGGCAGCAGCAAGCATTATTAAACAAAGATACAGAAGCAGCTAAATTCTTTGGTGATAGAGCTGAAGAATTGTATCCAAAAGCAGGTTTTTATCGTGTTGGAGATGAGCTTATTTCTACGATAGATATGAAGCCTGTTTATACAGCTAAAGCAAAGCCAGAGGAATTTACAGGTAACTTAGGCAACTTATCTTTAAGATATTTTAAAACTAAAAATCCTGCTGACTTAGATGCTAACCAATTAAATTTCTTAGATGCTAAAGCAAAAGAATTAGGTATTGGAGAAAGTCCAAAAGTAACTACCAATGTTTACACTGGTCAGTTAGATAAAACAAATAAGACAAAAGTTCAAGAGCAGCAGTTAAATACTAGTGATCAAATTGCAAGTTTAAATAATATTCAATTATCTTATAAGCCTGAGTTCTTGCGTCCAGAATATAAGATTGCTCAAGATTGGAAAACATTAAAAGATAAGTTTTCTAAAGATGGATTAAATACTACTGAAAAATATAGTTTAGGTAAGTACACTGAATTTAGACAAAACACACTACAAAACCTTAATGCAACAATTAAGGCTATTACTGGTGCTGCAATGAGTGACGCTGAAGCAGGAAGAATTAGAGCTACTTTGCCTGACGCAGGAGATGGTGTATTGTCTGGAGATAGCCCTACTCAGTTTGAATACAAGTTAAATAATGCAATTACTCAATCTAAATACGCTTTAGCTAGAAAAGAATATGCTTTAAAGAATGGATTGAAGTGGGAAGATATACCATTAAATAAAATGCCTGAAATATTTAACAAACGTGGAACTGAAATAGCTCGTAGTCAAGGATTGGATCCAGAGAAATTAACTCCTGAACAAAAAAGATCAATTCAGAATAACGTATTGTCTGAACTAGGTATTTCAAATTAAGGATTAGTATGGCAGATTTTTCTAGCGATATATTTACTCCTAATCCTCCTGCTGATACATCGGCAGTGCAGAGGACTCAGGGTGCTGACTTTTCGTCAGATATATTTGCTCCGTCTATTCCTCGTGAGGGGGCTAAGACTCCTAGAAATATACCACCTAAAGCTATAGCAGAACCATCTCGTGCAGCTAGTGTATCTACATCGTTTATGGGTGGTATCCCAACTGAGAAGCAAGCAGCGATTAATTACTTTGCTAAAGCTCGTGGTATCTCTCCAGATCGTTATGCAGTTATTGGTGGCGATATAGCGTATCAAGGCAACGATGGTAAGTTCTACAAAGAAGTAGTCGGTATGCCTTCAAGAATGGCTTATAACGCTCCAGATGTAGCTGAGATGGTTCCTGATGTTGCTACTGGTATTTTATCTGCTCCATTGTTATTAGGTGGGCCATTAGGTGCTAGTGCTGCTGTAGGTTTAACTGGTGGCGTATCTGCTTTAAGTAACTATGTCCGTCAAAAGATAGCTGGAGCTAC